CTTAAGGACCAACATCCTAGTATGCCAATCTCTTCGGAGAGAAGCACTCGCGTAAGTTTTGGTGGCAAAAAAACCTAGTAGGTTTTCCACATAATTTACACAATTTTGACACACTCATGAGGAGTGGGTCACAACTTATACTATGAGGAAAAATCATGGCTAATAAAGACGCAGCCTTTGGTTTTAGACCCGTAGGTGAACTAGGTAGTAACATCCAAAACGGTGGTACTACTGAATATGACATCCTTCCTGGATTAGCTACTGTTCTGTATAAAGGCGACTTAATGCAGCAACTGGCGGCTAACGGAACGATAACTTCTTTTACAGCTGGCATAAATGCCAATGTATTGGGTGTTTTCAACGGATGTTTTTATGTTGATCCTACTACTTTAAAGCCAACATGGTCAAACTACTATCCAGGCGGAATTACTCCACCAGGTAGTGGACCGATTAAAGCGTATATCTATGATGATCCAAATAAGTTATTCGAATGTCAATCAAACGGAACTGTAGCTATTACTGCTGCGGTCGGCAAGAACGCTGATATCGTTTATGGAGCTGGTAGCACTGTCAATGGACAGAGTACATCAGAACTAAACACGACAACAGGTGGTGCCGGCGCAGGAGCTCCAGCAGCCGGTGCAGCTCAAATGCGTATTATAGGTCTGTCTACAGATCCTGATAATAGCGATGCAGCTTCCGCCAATGCAAATTGGATCGTGAAGATCAATGAGCATGTGTACACTCGATTAACTGGTGTTTAACCGATAGGAGGAATTGAACAATGGTAATCTCAAGAATGCAATTGGTCAAAGAACTCGAACCCGGCTTAAATGCTTTGTTTGGGTTAGAATATGACCGTTACGAAAATCAAACGACAGAAATCTTTGATACAGAGAGTTCTGATCGTGCGTTTGAAGAAGAAGTGATGCTTGGTGGTTTTGCCAATGCAGCTGTAAAACCTGAGGGTCAAGGGGTAACCTACGACGATGCTCAAGAAACTTACACTGCTAGGTATACCAATGAGACTATCGCTTTGGCTTTCTCACTAACCGAAGAAGCCGTAGAGGATAATCTTTACGACAAAATCAGCACTAGATATACAAAAGCATTAGCTAGATCTATGGCGAACACTAAACAAGTAAAAGGAGCTAACGTGTTGAATAATTCAACTACAGCTACTTATACTGGAGGTGACGGAGCATTATTAGTTTCCAATTCACATCCAACTCTTAGTGGAAACCAAACAAATCTATTAACTACTGCTGCCGATCTTAACGAAACTTCGTTAGAAGCGGCTCTTATCCAGATTGCAAATATGAAAGACGAAAGAGGATTAAAGATTGCTTTAAGAGGCATGAAACTAATCCTTCCGGTAAATCTTCAGTTTGTAGCTGAAAGGTTAATGAACTCTGCAGGACGCGTAGGCACAGCTGACAATGATGTCAATGCAATCAGATCTATGGGCATGGTCCCACAAGGTTATGTCATTAATAACTTTTTGACTGACACTGATGCATGGTACGTTAAAACTGATGCCCCTAATGGACTTAAACACTTCACTAGGGCGCCTATTAGAACTGCAATGGAAG